TGCCAGGCAGCTTTGTCGACGCACGACTTTTGATTCTGCATTCGATATCTTACATAAGCCCGTCTTTCGTCCTGGTCCGGTGGGACGGGCTGAAAAATTATATGCAACAATTCTTTCAGTTTCATATTTAACCTCCTTAAAGTGGATATCCTTCATGTAAAGTACCATTATAAGAATAGGCCCAATAATAATTTCCATATGCAGTACATGTCTCATTTACACATTTATAAATATTTCCATTTCCACATTTATCAATTCCCATTATCTCAGAATCTTTATTCTTTCCAAAAAAATCAACCCATTCTAATTCTTTTCCACAACATGGGCACAATACATGAATCAGTTCATTATCATTGAATAAATCATAAAGAGCCCCCAAAAGTGTATACGCTTCTGATGATGAGAATTTATATGGATGTTTCCCATTGTTTTTAATGATATAAATTGTATCCGTTGTTGGTGTATATTCTATTGTACCATAATCCCCAAGTGAAATCGAAATAGGCTGTGGTTGTAAAGATTCTACAGGTTTCAAAGCTTCAAGATACTCTTTTTGGGCTTTTTGTGCTTCGGATATTTTTGACATACGATTCCTCCTTTCTTAATTTATCTCTTTTCTCACTTCTCAAAATTCCTTCATCTTATATATATAAATATAAACCACTTCTATTAAAAAAGCAATAGTATATTTCAATAAATTTCATATTTTTATAAATTATATTGTAACAAATATTTATTTGAAACAACTTTGAATGAAAATCTCTTAGATGGTAAATTTTTTACATTATATGGTTTATTGTCTATACTTCGTATAACCACACCTTCTCTTAATACAGAAGGATTTATTGTAGATTTACCATCTGCAAACTGTAACCATGAATCTATCGTTACACCAATAGAACCAATCGTTATGTTTGTTGTATTTGGAGTATAAAACTGTGGTACTATTTCAATGGTACTTCCTTCCATTTTCAAAGCCGTAAAAGCATCATAAAGTTCTTGTGGTGTAAAATATTCTCTCTTATCGATATCAAATATATTAAAAAGATAAAAATGTAATTTCTCTAATTTATACCTATTTCCTTGAATTTTAGGCCCACATAATTCTCCCTGTAATGCAACATTTCTATGCTTAAAAACTTTTTTCATTGCTGGTATTATGTTTATTTGTTTTGCAGCATGCCAAAAATCAGAATCATTTTCTTTGTGAAACCATATGTTTCTCGATGCGACTGAAAATCTTCGTTTATATAAAATAAATGTTGCACTTTTACCATCTACTTTTTCACTGATAGAAATTTTAATATCTTTATATGTTTTCAAAAAAATTTCACCTAATGCTTGTAATCGTATTTCATCTGTTTTGGGTACTAAATGTGTTGGGAAATCCGTTTGTTCTTTTAAACTAAAAATTTTAATGAAAGGTAATTTAGACTGGATTTTATTCCATAATGATTTTTGTTTTACAGCTTTGGTTTTTTCGATGGTTTCTGGAGGTTCCCATTTTTGAATCCCCAAAATGTCCGTTATATCCATTCCCTCTTTTATATCAATATTCAAACCCAAATCATCCAGTGGCAGTATCAATCCTTGTGAAATTACACCTCTTAGTTTAATCGTTTTTACATGGTAATTATATTTTTTCATAAATTCAAACAGTGGTGTTTGTGGAACAATAGCATCAATTTCAATATAACAACATAAATCACCAACCTTAAATTGATCTTTTTTTACCACAACTTGCCACCCAAGTACTTTTGCAAGTTCTATCTTATCCGCTCCTTCAATTGGCATAATGTCATGGATTCTTTGTATGCTTGCAAGACTTCTCATGATTTTTTCCCTCCAGCATTTGTGTTTCTTGGTGCTACTATAGTACCATATCGCTTTGTTTCGATATTGATATAACACACTGGTTTATATAAATAAATTTTACACATTATATGGTATTTTTTAATATAGTGTTTCATTTTTGGAGTAAGTGCATATGCACATGTATTCCCTTTTGCACAGGTTTTATAAAAAGGACAAACAATGAATTCAATGTTTTCTTCCAATGCGTCCTTTAGATTCATAGATTATTTTCCCATTTTAATTTTTCCCACATAGACATTACTTTTTGTGTGTATGTCCCCTTTATACCATATTTATTCACATGTGTTTTACCTTGGCGATATGCAGCAATTGCAAGATTCCAATCATTGAAATACGCATAGTTTTCTTTCAGAATAAATCCCCCAATGACAACAGCATCTATTGGATTATGTGGGTCATAATAACCATATTTTTTTAGATTCGATGCACGCCAAGTTTCATTGATCTGCATTCTTCCTTTACTTTTTCCATCATCCCCAATCGCAAAATCTTTTTCATTCGATTCCACAATCGCAATGGCCCGTAATAAATGCTCATCTATCCCTGTAATAATACTTCCCATTGCATACACTGTTTCAAAATGATACAAATTTTTGAAAAATGTTTTTTCTAAATATTCATCCGTATTTTCTTTCGGTAGATAAATTTTAGGTGGTATAAAACATGTGTAAAAAATGATTACAATACTGATTGCAAGATAATACTTGTCTTTTTTATCAAGATAGGCCATTTTCTACAAATTCCTTTGTATTATAAGATATGATGAAATATGAATTTTGTCAACACTATTTTTATGGTTTCTTGACTTTTTTAAAAAAATGTGGTATATTCGATTGAAATTGATATGCTTAGAAATAAAAATAGCGANCCTAGTTTTCTACATCTTGACAAAATTCAAAANATATGCTACAGTCAATTTCGACATAAGTTCGGTATTAGAAAATAGACAGAATCTATTTTCAATATCGGCACTCCGTAGAAGTTGTGGGTGAGTATCCTCNACAAAGTAGGTATCTCANGGCCACACAGATGAAGCNAACAGGCTGCCAGATCAATAATGGGATCANCATGTCCCAATCTGGACTTCTTGCTTGACTGCTGTATTGGGCTCTCGCCGGCCTAGCCGTCCCATGGGGGCAGTCGAAAGGGNATTTATCAAAAACTGATNAATTCCAGAAAAATAGGAGTAGTCTACACTTTTGATTTTAACATTTCTTCCCCAATCACATTAAACAAAAGTGCTTTTTTCTTTCTCATAAAATCCACCATGCGGGTGGCCTTACCCCTTTGGGGGGGTAAGGGGGGGTCTCATTTCTTTTGTTATACATTGGGGGACACAGAGTTTCCCCCTTAAAACCCTCTTCCTCTAAACTGCTGTTTTCTTGCAAAAGTGCACTTCGTGCACATTTTGCTGCGAAAAGCAGCAGTTTATAAAGAATTAAAATCATTTAAATTAAACAGTATATGATAAGATTTAAAAAGAATTTAAAATTAAAGTAGACTGCTCAATTCCGCGAAGTTTCCCGACGCACGTAGTGCGGAGGGAACGAGCGGAATGAGCAGTATAGTTAGGTGGGTTTTAGGGAGGGAAAACTTATTCCCTCCCTAATATAAATCAAAATAGAAGGGACTTCAAGGGGATACTCTGCATAAATAAATTTATGCCTTGACATCATTTAAATAATATGGTACTATATTCCTGTTGAATTGAATTAAAATAATTTTTATTTCCTGTTAAAACATTTTTTATAAATTTAAATATTAAAAAATCTATATATTCTACTGGTGGAATATATTGATATTATTTCCTGGTTCTTAAAAAAAAATATATACGGCGATGGCGCGGCGCGCCGCGGCCGATATTTGGTGGGGTTTGGATGATTACATATACATGGGATCATGTACGAATTATACGGCAATATCCCCATTTGCTGGGGCATCTTGCGAATAAAACAAAATTGACTCCGATGCATAGTGAATGGATGCGGTACATACTGGATTCTAAAGAAGAAAGAGTATTAATGGCGCACCGCGGCAGCTATAAAACCACATCCATTGTTGAAATTGGTATTATTTGGTATTTGATGTTTCATCCAGATGATAGGGTAGCGCTGATTCGCAAAAGTTTTACGCAGGCCGCAGAATGTATACGGAATATTGCAGATATAATGATGTTGCCTGAAATTCATGATCTTTTGGCGTTTGTATGGGGAACTGATTGGAAATTTTCTGTTCGTAGAGAAGGCAAATTGAAATTATCCGTAAAAAGAACAAATACGAAAGAAGTTTCGATCACTGCAAAGGGGATTGATTCGGCGAGCACCGGAGATCACTACGATTTTGCAATTGGTGATGATTGTGAGGATTTGCAAGATAGAATATCGGAAGCAGCACGGCAAAAGACAATTTTAGTTATAAACGAATTTCGTTCGAATATTATGGAACGAGACAAACACATGTGTTTTATTGGGACGCCGTGGCATTCGAAAGGGTTATATAGCACTTTGCCTCCCGCGCTAAAGTTTCCAATTCATACAACAGGATTAATCACCCCAGCACAAGAAGCTGATATAAAATCAAAAACAACGCCTGCGCTTTTTGCGATTAACTATGATCTTAAATTCGAAAATGAAGATGATTTGCAATTCAAGGAACCATTTTTGGGAACGTGGCATGATGGGCTCATTTCGAATGTTAGGGGACATGTCGATGCTGCGTATGACGGTGATCATTATTGTGCATTGACTATTCTTGGCAGATTGCCCGATGGTAAATTGAATGGTATTGGGTTTGTATACCAAGGAAATATTAAGGATTGGCTTGGTGAAATAGCAAAGAAATTGAGTTACTATAAATGTAACAAGCTTTATATTGAGGATAATGCAGATAGAGGATATTCTGCGGATATATTAAAAACCCATCCTCTTATTAAAGAGAATCATATTTGGGTTTTAAGTTATCATGAAAAAATGGTAAAAGAAGTAAAAATTGCAACCTATCTTGGTGAAGTGTGGCAAGATATTGAATGGGCAAAAGAAACGGATGCAAATTATTTGGAACAGTGCATGGACTGGAGGCCTAAAATGTTACCCGATGATGCACCAGATAGTGCGGCATCGTTGGTTCGTGAGGGCGGTTTTAGTGCAACAAAATCATATGCAAGTAATCTTTGGAAATGGTAAATTCTATTTTCGATGGGTAGAATTTAAATTATTGACATAATGTGAAATATGGAGTATAAACAGTTAGCAGATAATCTATTATAATCTGCTTAATACTACTAAAATCTTTTAGTATAATTGGAGATGAAGGATGAAAAGAGCAATGGTCGCAAAAGTATAAACCGAGGAAGAAAAAGACAGATGGAAATTTTTAGAGCATACAAGACCGAGCTTGATATAAACGACAAGCAACGGACGCTTTTGATACAATGCTCTGGCACTGCGCGTTGGGCGTTCAACTGGGGGCTGGCTCGGCGGATTCAGGAATATAAAGAAACTGGCAAGTCGAGCAATGCTATTGAGCAGCATCGTCAACTAAATGCCTTGAAGTCAGCCGAATATCCCTGGCTCTACAATTATAGCAAATGTATCCCTCACGAGGCTCTCCGCGATTTAGATAAAGCCTATCAGAACTTCTTTCGTCGTGTGAAGAATGGCAAAAAGATTCCTGGTTTTCCAAAGTTCAAATCTCGCAAGAAGGGCATTGGAAGTTTTAGGCTAGCTGGTGCAGTACACGTCACAGAAACACATATTAAACTTCCCCGTATTGGCTGGCTTAGATTGAAAGAGCATGGCTACATCCCGATTGATGGCATCCATATTTTGTCTGTTACCGTCTCGGAATCAGCGGGACGATGGTTCGTAAGTGTTCAATGCAAACAAGAGATTGAGACTATCAAAGCAATCGGGGAACCCATAGGCATTGATTTGGGCATTAAAGACTTGGCTGTAACTAGTGAAGGAACAAAATTTGAAAATCCGAAACCATTGAAGAAAGCACGAGTAAAATTAAAGCGACTTCAGCGTGAACTATCGCACCGAAAGAAAAATGGCAAAAATCGAGAAAAAACACGGAGGAAAGTTGCTAAAGCGCATCAGAGAATATCCAATATTCGACGTGATGCACTGTACAAAGCGACTTCGGCTATTGTGGCAAAAACCAAGCCCGATAGCGAACGGCCGAGTGTAGTTGTTATTGAGGATTTGAATGTGAGTGGAATGATGAAAAATCACTGTTTAGCGCAAGCAATTAGCGATGTTGGATTTGCTGAGTTCCGCAGGCAGTTAAAATACAAAACAGTTTGGTATGGCTCTGAATTAATAATTGCTGATAGGTTCTTCCCCTCATCACGTATGTGCAGATTCTGTGGTAATATTAATACAGAGCTTAAATTATCAGATAGAGAGTGGATTTGTAGTTGTGGTGCAATACTTGATAGAGATTTAAATGCAGCTATTAATTTGAAGAATCTGGCTGTACGGCGAGTTCCGCCGGAACAGGCTTGTATTGGGCAAGTGAACGCCTATGGAGATGGAAAGTTACAGCCTTCGGGCGGTGTCCATCGTAGAAATAGGAATCAGACATTGGATTTACCGTTGGTAGATTTGAGTAGGTTCTGAGGGACGGTGTATTATGGATAAAACATTATCTGAAAATAGAATGGATAATTGGTCTAACTTTTTTGTTGGGTTGAATGGGAAGAAAGACAAAACAAAATATACTGAATTTGGTGATTACGTATTACTCGATGATGCAACTTTGGCAGGGATTTATATATCAAATGGGTTGGGGAGCAGAATTGTCGATGTTATTGCCGATGATATGACACGTGAGTGGATTTCATTCGAAGGTGATGCAGGAAATAATAAAGTACTGAATGATGAACTTATTCGTTTGGATGCAGAAGAAAAATTCAATACAGCTTTAAAATGGCAACGGTTATTTGGTGGTTCTTTAATTATTATTGGGGCTATGGATGGAAATCCACCTGATAAACCGTTACGAGAAAAGAAAATAAAAACAATAGAATATTTGAAAGTGATTGACAGAACACAAATAAATTTGAGCAGATCAATTTTTGATGAGAATCCCACTTCTCCGACATTTGGGGATATTCTTGTTTACAATGTAAATGTAAATTTCAATAATCAAATTATTCCAATGAATATTCATAGTTCACGGTGTTTGGTATTTCATAATGATCCTGCGCCATCTTTAATATCATTGGATTTGAACACACGATATTGGGGCCTGTCTTCGCTTCAAAAAATTTATGAGGCGTTGCGTGATTTGGGGGCTGTTTCCCAATCGATTACAAATATTCTTTTCGAGTTTATTATTGGAAAATATAAGTTTCAAAATTTGAATGAAATGTTGGCAGAGGGCCATGAAAAAGAACTTGTTACAAGAATGGAGATAATGGAATTAAGTAAAAGTATTTTGAATGCCGTTATTTTAAGTGATACCGAAGAATATACACGTGATTATGCAAATTTGGCGGGTATTCCTGAAGTTATGGATAGATTTATGTTAATTTTGAGTGGATATACTGGGATTCCTGTAACGCGTTTGTTTGGTCGGTCGCCTGCTGGATTGAATGCAACCGGTGAAAATGATTTAATCAATTACTATGATGTGGTTGAGGCAAATCAAAGAAATAAATTATATCCTCCATTGAATAGGTTGATGACATTGCTTGCGAATTGGAAAGGATTTGAAATTCCAAAGATTAAATTCAATAGCCTGTATCAATTGGATGAGGTTGCAAAGACTGGTATTGAAAAAACAAAAGCCGAAGCAAAAGAAATACGTATGCGGGCATATAATGAAATGTTGAATGCAATTGGTATTGATCCTGAAAAGATAATTGAATTAGTGGAAAAAACTGAACTACCAAGGGAATAAAAAATGGACATCGAATTTAAAATGTTATTGGAATTTCAAAAAAAAGCTGGCATGTTGAATTTTAAACCATATATAACGCAATATCCATATGCATATGAGAAAAAGTATGCGGATATTATTCGAAAATATCAGAAAGAGTTTATGGATTATGCGATCGGGAAATTCGATCAAAGATTGAAGAAATGGTTTTTGATTGAAAATTATGATGAATATAGTGATGATTATGAGTTATTCAATAAAGAGATGAATGAAAAGTTATTGGCATTATTTGGGGCTTCATTTTTGTGGAATACTTCAATAAGTGTTGAATTACAAAATTTTATTGATTTGCTGTTTAAGTTTGATATGACACAATGGCAACGTCAATTAGAGCATTTTTTACACGCTGCATATATTGCGAAAACGGATTGGTGGAATGAAATCAAAAATAGATGGATACAGAATAATTATTTATTGGTAAAGAATTTAAGCCAAGATTTTTTGAATAAATTCAATATTTTATTGAATGTTGGTATTCAGAATGGGTGGGCACTGGATGATTTCGAAAAGGATTTAAGGAAATTATATGATACTTTTTCTATGGGCAGAGTAAATTTGTTGGCTCGTGATCAAGTTGGTACTGTAAATTCTACAATATGGAAAGAATCATACCAATCTATTGGATTGGACTGGTATATATGGAGAACTGCGCGGGACGAGCGTGTACGTGGTAATCCCTTGGGGAAATATCCACATGCTGTTCCATCACATTATGTCATGGATAATAAATTAATGAAGTGGAGTGATTCGACTGTATATTCCGAGGACGATGGTGTTACATGGAATCAAAAGACAATGATTATGGAACCACTCCATGTCGGGATGGCGATTGCGTGTCGTTGTGTGCCATTGCCGTATTTCAAATTTTTTGCTGGTTGAATTTGGAGGTAGAATATGGTTGAAAAAGAAAAAATGGATACAGGGAGCTATTCCGAAACCAGGGGCGTTTGCTGCAAAAGCAAAGAAAGCCGGAAAATCAACAAGTGAGTATGCGAATGAAGTTTTGAAGAAGGGCTCGAAGGCATCTGCAAAAACGAAAAAGCAGGCTGTTTTAGCAAAAACCCTTAGCAAATTAAGAAAGAGTAAATAAGGATTATTCGTATGACAGTAACACCACAGCTTTTGAGAATTATTAAGGAAGAGATTGAAAATTTGGACTATGGGACAATAAAAATAACTATCAATAAAAATGGTTCGTATACTGAAATTGCTTCAGAGAAAAAGATACGAGTAATCAAAAATGCTGAGCATGAAAATACAACAGATTTTCATAGGGGGTAAATTTATCATTATTGACATTTTTATAAAAATATTTATAATAAAAATTACATAGGGGGAACATATGTCAGTAAGATATGACCGGGTTTCGGTGCCCGATTGGGTTGCATCAAAGTTTGTAATGACCCCAGACAATAAATTGGTTGGTCGTGCCCCCTGCACAAATATTGGTGTTTTTACTTATTTGAAGGCAGATGGATCGGTTATAAGAGAACTGAGGCTTCCGGAAGAAGTTTTTAGTTTGGATTCTATGGAATCTTTGAAAGATAAAAAAATTACTTTGGGGCATACACAAGAATTGATACCATCTGATAATTCAGAGCAATATGTTGGGAAAACTGGGAATAATCCTATTAATGGTGAAAATATTTATCTCTCCATTGATATGGAGATATTTGATTCCAAAGCAATCGAAGCGATTAAAAATGGGAAAAATTATTTATCATGTGCATATACATGTGATGTCGAGTACGAATCCGGCACATGGCTTGGAATGCAGTATGATGCAATTCAAAGAAATATTCGTTATGGTCATGTAGCGATTGTAGATAGCCCCCGTGCAGGAGAAACCGCTAGTATTCGTTTGGATTCTGGGGATGCAATTATGGAGCATGAAAATATTATTTCTATAAAGGATGAGGAGGAGAAAATGGCTGATTTGGATAAGACTATAAAGATAGATGCATCTGAAGTAAAAGATGCAGTAAAAGAAATTATGGAAGAGCACAATAAACAATTGACAGAGTTGCAGGCTAAGTTTGATTCTCTGACTGCCGAAAAAACACGTGTAGAGGCAGAAAGGGATACATACAAAGATAAGGTTGGTCTTTTGGAAAAAGAGATCGAAGATTTGAAGAAAGCGAAGATGGATGAGGATTTGATTGCAAAACGGGTTGCAAAGCGTGTGCGAATTATCGAGGCAGCCAAAGCTGTTGGTGTGGAAGTGAAAGATACGATGAGCGAGCAAGAAATACAGAAGGCTGTGATTCTGAAAACTTTCCCTAAGGCAGATTTGGAAAATAAAGATGCTTTGTATCTTGATGCTCGTTTTGATAGTGCTTTGGAATTTATTGAAATGCAAAACGATGCAACGTTAAGAATGGTAAATAATACAGTTGTGAAAGATTCTGATGATATTGTGAAGAAAGCAAAAGATGCTTATCTTCAGCGTTTGACGAAAAAAGAAGTAGAGAAGAAATAATATAGGAGGAAGATATGGCTGAATATGGTACGATGTCACCCGCTTTTTTGGGGATGTTATATGGTACAGATTATGTAATTGATAGTTTTGTGTGCACTGAGGCAGTGTCTCCCGGAAAGCCTGTATATCAGACACCGGGTAGCCCTGGCACTGTACATGCGACGTATGTAAGTGGAGATGTGTTTGTTGGGATTGCTGTGGCATCTCAGCGTTCTACGGTAAATTCTGTTGGTGTGTATGAGGCACATGAAGTAGTGAATGTATTGAAAGAGGGTTCTGTTTGGGTTGCTGTTGCGAGTACGGTATCTACTGCGCCTACGGCAGCGTATGCGACTGCGTCTGGGACATTCTCTGTCACTGCTTCCGGTAATTATGATGTTGGTGCATTATTTAGAACAAATGGGTCTTCACTTGCAGTGGTAGAAATCCATGGGCCTAAAGTTATAGCGTGATAGGAGGATATTATGAGCGATACGACTATTATTAATTTGGATGAAAACGAGTCCGTATTTTTTAAGCGTCAGTTGGAATATGTAAAAGCACAAACATATGATGTGAAATATCCGCCTAATAAGGCGTTAGGGCTTTTGCCTGTTTCTGTTGAAGCTGGGCCTGCGGCAACTGAAATTACTTGGCGAAAATATGATAAGGTTGGATATGCAAAGCTTGTTGCAGATTATTCGAAAGATTTTCCTCGTGTAGATATCTATGGTTCCGAACAGACTGTAAAGGTATACGATATCGGGGATTCGTATGGATATTCTATTATGGAAATCAGACGTGCTGCGAAAGCTGGTATTCCCCTTGAATCTCGTAGGGCTGTTGTTGCTAGGGAAGTTATTGATAATAAGCTTAATTCTTTGGCGTTTCTTGGTGATAGTGATGCAAATATTGTTGGTTTTCTGACATATACTGGTGGGACAGAATTTACTGTTACTTCAGGTGTTGCTGGAAATACGTGGAGCGTAAAAACAGCAGATGAAATTCTTGCAGATATGAATGGGCTGGTCGAAACTGTTTTGACTGTGACTAATGGTGTTGAATCTCCCGATACGATGTTGCTTCCTTTGGAACAGTATTTATTGATTTCTCGGAAAAGAATTGCAAATGATTCTGCTGGTAAGACCGTTCTTACTTATTTTTTGGAGAATAATCCTTATATTAAACGGATTGAATGGCTTACTGAGTTGAATGGGATTGGGGCTGGTGGAAAAGATAGAGCTATTGTCTTTAAAAATGATCTTCAGCATCTTAGTTTGGAAATCCCTGTTCCGTTTGAGCAATTTGATCCTCAACAGCAAGGACTTACGTTTACTATTCCTTGTCTTGCAAGAACTGCCGGTGTAATTATATATTATCCGTTGGCTATTGCATATTGTGATGGAATCTGATACACTATGAAGTAGGTGTGGTGTATTCCACACCTACTTATATTATTAGGAGGGCATATTATATGCTTATTAAGTCGAATAAGGAATCTCTTTTAACGGTGAAAGCTGGGGGTGATAAATTGATTGTGATTATGCCAGGATATAATGAAATTGATGATGAGAGTTGGGAAATTGCACGAAATAATTTAATGGAAAAAATTCTTTCGAATGTAATTGAGGAAGAATGGGTAAAAATCAATCCTGATCAGAAGGATCAGTATGCATTTACTAAGAATGATGATAAATTTTATTATGCTCCAGCATCTCTAAAAGATATTACACGTGCGCGGCTTAAAGATGTAATTAAAAACACATTTAGTGTTTCTCTTTTGAAGAAATGGCTTGATGTAGAAATACGGCCTGATGTGCGTATGGATATTATGAAACAGCTTTCTTTTATAGAGGAAAAGCCAGAAATTTCTTATGTATAAGAGGTTATCATGCTTGTTCAAGAATATATAAGTGCGTTATATCCCTCGATGCTTACTGTATCTGGATATGATGCTTTTATAAGTATGGCTGAAGAAACATTAGATAGTAATTATTTTGGTGATTTATATGATCAGGCTGTAGCTTTAAAAGCAATGCATTTATATGAATTGAATAGAAAGCGTGGTGGCGAAAGTGGATTTGTTACACAAAAGGTTGAGGGAAGAACAAGTATTTCATTTGCAACAAATAACGCAAAATTAACGAGCGATTTGCAATTAACTTCCTATGGTTTGCAATTATTGCAGTTAATAAAAAAAATAAGACCAGGAGTTGTGGTTGGTTCTAGTGATATTATGAATACTACGTAGGAGATATTATGTTGTTTGAAACATATGATAAAACATATAGTGTTTATCGCAAAACGGATTCTCCTATTGTAGAAATTAATGCAGAATTGTTTGATAAATATCAATATTATTATGATGATTGGCCTGCGCTTGATGGGTGGGAACAAACATTAACTGAAAGTTGGCTTCCGGTTGATCGTGGTGGTATTTATAAACGAGATTTTATAACAATCAGTGGTGTTTTTGTGGTAAAAATTCAATGTACTGCTGATTATTATGGTTTATTGACCGTATATGGTGAAACGGGTGCAGATACATGGAAATTATTGGGTGCTGATTATATAAATGTTGGGAATAATTTGATTACATTTGTGATAAATGATACTGGTGATGTGTTTACTGGATTGGGTTTAATTTGGGATAAGAATCATACTGTTGAAATTCAAAAGATTTTTATTAGTAAAGAAGATACAAATAATTATTTTGTATCTCCGAACTGGAATTTTGTTACAAAGATATATGCTCGCAGTGAGCCTGTGGTTACGTATGAAAAGATTTCTTTGGGGCAGAATTATACAGGTGAATTAACAAGAAAATTTTGTTCGATTGATTATATATCTTCTATCAAGGCGGGGGATATTTTAATCGATAGTGCTTCAAAACAAGAAAGAATAATTGGCCCACCTGAGGTATTTGATACTATATTGCCTCATATTGAATTTCTTGCTGAAACATTGCAATATGAAATAGTGCCGGTATAAGTATGAATACAAAATATGTTCAAACAAAAGGAACTTTTTTAGATGCAAATTCGGCATCTATATCGGCTTCGTTTGAGGATATGCTGGAAAAGATTGGTGAGCGTGGTGTGGAAATTATGCGGAGAAATACTGTAAAGTATGATTTTAAATCTGATTTGACAAATTCTATTATGTGGAGAACAGCACTTGCTGCTGGAGGAAAATTAAATAACGACCCAGATATTGCATCGCCTGGGGCATTAAATATTGTTGATATCGGTTCTGCAAATGATCATGCTTATTTCCGTGAAAATGGGACATCGAGACATACAACGAATATAGATCATGATAAATTTATTTCAAAAATGAAGGAATGGTGTAGGTTGAAGTTGGGATTTGACCCCGATGTGCCACAAAATAAACGTCGTTTTTATTCAATTATAAAAAAGATTAGGGATTATGGCACGACTGCTGCTCCGTTTGCTATTACTTCTGTAGAAGAAATAAGAATGGAAGCACGGAATGTCTGTTTGGAAGGAATTACACAATATTGGAAGAAAGGCAAATGGGGGAATGTATGATTGAAGCTGATTTCTATAATTACTTGAAAAATAATGTTGAATTGACAAGTCTAATTCCGGCTTCAAATATTTATTTAGGTCAAATTCCGGATAATGTAAAAATGCCATATTTATTATTGGAAATTTTTAATGGGGTGCGTACTCCGATGGGAGCACGTAGAAGAGAAATTACAAATCCTTTCAAGGTTTCTGTGTATGTTGACAGCGCAAATAAAGTAAAGGGTAAAATTATTATTGAGAAAGCATTATCAATTTTAGAAAATTTGAGAGGAGCGGTAGCCTCAACGGATGATGTTGTGGTTACTTGTAATTCTATTGGTACGGTATTTACTATAGGTGAAACTTTAGCATATAGTTTTACCGGTAGAATTCGATATATTGACATTGTAGTATAAATTATACTATTATCAATAAAATATTAGGAGGAAGATATGATTGATAGACTTACTGGTGCTGATGGATCATTATATATAGCACAATTTGGAACAACGCTCACGAGTGGTACTGCTGCGAGTGGAATGGCGTATAAGATTGTTTCTATATCTGGTACGGGTACATTCCCCGCTGGTTATCAGGTTGGTGATGTGTGGTATGGTGATGGTATCAAGACTTTTAGTGCTACGAATTCTGCGGCTCCGGCTACATTTACGTTGGTAATGGATTGTAGTTCTTTTGAGCTAAATTTTGCTGCTGATGAAATTGCCGTAACGGTACTTGCAGATAATGTAAAGAAATATCGTAGGGGCAAAATTGATATGTCTGGCTCTATTTCTGGAATTAATTTTATTTCGGAGATGCGTAAAGTCGGATCATTTGTGAATAAATTTATACGGACAGTTAATATAACATCTGGAGTAATTAATGCTTTGGATACAAGCCCGATTTATGGTAAATTTTATCTTCAGGATGATACATCGTCTGGACAAACTGAAGTATTCTTATTGGCTCAGATTGAATTATATGGATACAGACTTGGAGCGGCAATTGCCGATGTTCAGTCCTACACATCAAATATTAGAGTGATAGGGAACGATCCTATTCTTTATTTTAAGGATAATTAAGTAATAAAGGCAGTATTAATGGTATTAATGCTGCCTTTTATGATCCATAATATATATGGTAAGGAGTGAGTATGGTTCTTAGTATTGCGTTGAAAAGGGAATATATCCCGAAGTTTAATGGGAACGATAAGTTGCCGGTTTCCGACCAGATGAAGATTGTGCATCGTGCACCTACGAATGCCATGAAGGAAAAACTTTTCCCCCGTGAATTTAAATATGGGGCTGATGGAAAAGTTTTTGGGAGTATTGTTGTAGATCGGTTTAAGGTTTTGGATGAATTTACTATTGATATTATAAATTGTACCTATCAAGTTGAAGGTGAGAAAGAGCCGCGTAAAATTAAAACAGTACGTGATTTGTTTGATGGCCCAACAGAATTCGATGCTCTTATTGAAGAGCTTTATAATTATTATCAAGAATTGCTGAATACGAAGATTAACGAAAAAAACTGAGGGTTGCCTACAATTTGTTTTATCATGGTAGGCATAAAGACAAATATAGAAAAGATAAGGGTGATGTTATTGTTTTTGCAAAAAAATATGGAAATGAAGCCGTAATTGTAAAACGTGATGAAGTAAAGAATTATGTTGAAGACCCAGTATTTGTATATTATTTATCTGTTTATAACTATATAAAATTGTGGGGATTACCGAATAATTGTGGATGGGTAAACGAAGATTCTGTGATGATAGATGCTATTACCGCCTTAGAATTAGAAGCCAAAGATATTGAATATGAATCTTTGAATAATGCTCAAAACAATGGAGGAAATGATGACGTAAAATCTATGTTAAGAAAAGGAGCTTTATAATGCCCGAAGTTGAACAAGTTGTTGTACGATTTATTGCAGATAATGCATCGTACTTAAAAGATGTTGCCAATGCACAAAAAGTATTGGTTGATTATACATCTACTGCTTCTAATCTGCTTTCTCGTATAGAAAAAAATACTGCTGCATCTGCTGCTGGTGTTGCAAAACTTGTTCAATCCTTTTCAACATTATCATCTTCCCTGAACAAAGTCACATCTTCATTAAATACCGAAGCTTCTGCGCTTCAAAAAATTCAAATGCTTGAGCTTCAAAATAAAATAGCAGCCGAAAAAACTGCACAAACAAAAATACGATATGAAGCTGAAATAGTAAAAGCCAAAGAAAAAACCACCCAAGCTACTATCCTTGCAAATGCAAAACAGGCAAATTCTCTTCAAACCATTAGTACTGGTATAAACCAAGTACGTTCTGCACATATAGCATTTGGCAGTCAGGTTGAAAGTGAATCCGTCCGCATGTTAAAACATTATACGAATATAGGTGCACAGCTTGGATATGTGGTACGGCAATATTTAAGTTTATATGCTGCAATAGAATTAGTAAAGAAATCTGTTGGTACTGGTTTGGAATTTAATCGTTTTATGGAAACTTCTCAATTGGCTTTTACGGTCATGATGAAAAGTGCGGATCAAGCAAAAAATTCATTACAAGAATTATATGATTTTGCGGTAAAAAGTCCTTTAACATTTGTTGAAACGGTTGAGGCTTCTCGTCAACTTATGGCATATGGGTTTGCTGCTGAAGAATTGATACCTACTATGCAAATGCTTGGTACGGTGGGGAAAGCTGTTGGTGTATCAATGCAGGATATGGCATATGTGTATGGTACATTGAGAGCGCAGGGGAGGGCCTACTCAAGAGATTTAATGCAATTTGGAATGCGTGGTATTCCTATTTATGAGGAATTGGCTACGGTAATGAAGAAACCTGTTTCTGAAATTCAAAAATTGACTGCTGAAGGTAAAGTTAGTTTCACACAAGTAGAAAAAGCGTTCCAAAATATGACAACTGAGGGCGGGCGTTTTTCTGGATTACTTGAATCCTATATGACATCATATCAAGGAAAGGTGTCGATGTTGACTGATGTATTCCAGAAAGCAATGGGCGAAATGACAGAAGAATTGAATAATTTAATGAAAGATGTGGTGGATCAATTGATTGAAATGTTTGGTTCGAAAGAAATGAAAGAGACTTTAAGTTCGTTGGCAGAATTTTTGGTGAATATTGCTTCTATATTTGTGAATTTGATTGAAGTTTTAATACGGTTTAGATCAGCCATTGGTACGGTTATTACTGCTGTTATTTCATTTTCGGTTGCAATTAGTGCATTGAAATGGATTGCAAATTTACCAGTGATGATATTGAATATTGCGAAATCTTTAGCAACATATGAAGTCGCAACAAATCTATCTACAATATCTACAATAACTTTTTCTGGTGCAATAAAAGCATTAACGGTAGCACTCTCCACGAACCCCTTTGCCATGTTGGCAGTTGCTGCTGCTGCATTACTTACCATTTTGCCGTCATTGATTAATAAATTGAATGATGTAAAAAGAGCACAACAGGGATTAATTGAAACGCAGCCAAAAACAGTCGAACAAAATATGGAAGCGGTGATCAGGGGTGAAACTGCTTATATCCTTAAAAACAATCCACAAGAAACTTTTACTTCTGCGAGGGTTATAGAACAATATAGGAATGTAATGAAGTATCTTGCAGAACAGTATGGTACTACTTTTGAAGCAGTATTTACATATGTAAAAGATGTTTTGCCTAAGGAAATAATGAATACATTTGATACTGAATTACGTGAGGCGGGTAGAAATAGTATACCTTTTATATCACAAACAGGCCCGACGGTTATTGAAAGAGCGCCAACTGAATTAATAAGTTTATTGAAAGAAATTACTGGATTTGTGGAAGATGTCTATATAAAAACTTCTACTGTAATAGATGAGCAAAGTAAAAAGACTTATATCGATACAAGTGTAAATACTTTTGCCTGGATTCAGGATTGGGTAAATAGTTCATTTGAAAATATTTCTGATATGGAAATTATTTATAAAAATATGGGTGTTGCATATGATAAAGAAAAAGCCTTACAGTCATTGTATGATAAAATGGTGCAGGCCTATATTGATTTGTGGAATATTCCGAATGAGAAGGGTGAATTAGGTAAATGGGCTGGGTTAGGGCCTTTGGCAAATGCTATACAAAATATTGATCAACAATTAAAGGCATTGGATGAAGTTGAAATTAAGATGCAATCATTAGAAGAATACATGAAAAAGATGAAAGAAATGCAGAATACAATTGATATGTATACTACATATGGAATGTATATGACTGATTTCGAGAAACTGACATGGGAATTTGATAAAAATGTAATTGCTGCATTGGATAGGAGTGGGATTTTTAAATATTTAACAGATGAACAAATTAATGAGTATTTGGATTTGCTTGCTCAGATTTATGAATTTGAATCAGAAAAAATTAAAATTACTGAACGAGAAAAATATGATGATTATCAGAAAGAGATGCAATATAAAATTGATGTATTAAATATTGGTAATGATGAAATTAAAAAAATTGAACTTGAGCAAAAGAAAGAAAAAGAACGGCTTGATTTACAATTAAAACAGAAGAAAATTACACAAGAATATTATGATATGGCTATAGAAATGGGGAATGAATATTATGATATTTTGACAAAACAAGCCGAGGCTGCACAACAAGAAACTATTTTATCTAAACAAATTGAATATTATAGGCTTTTGCTTACATTATCAGGAAATGAAATATTAGTAGAAGATAAGAATCTTCAAATTTTTGATATGGAATTGGCATTAGAACTTCAAAAATTAGATACTGCTTCGAAAGAATACGAATTAACGAAAGCTATTGGAGATTTAAAGAGACGACAATTACAAGAACAGATAAATTTGGAGAAGGCACGGCAAAGACTTTCTCTTCAAGTCAGTGAAAGTGAATATAATCAACTTTTGTTGAAATTGGCTGGAATTCCGTCTTTTGATGTAGGAACTCCAAATGTTCCCCGTGATACTGTTGCGATGGTACACCAAGGCGAGATGATTATTCCTGCGCAACAGGCCAAGGAAATACGTGGGTATGCAGATGGTACTGATGATTGGGGGAAGGCTGTTCGAGATAAATTTTTACCAATTATTTTTTCTACAGAAGAATCTTTTAAAAATGCATGGACAGATGTAACAGAACCAGGCAAAATTGCAATTGAAAATATGTTACATAGTTCGCAGAGTTTGAGGGATATATATACATCAGCAGGATTACCATTGCCTTTATTTGAAGAAATTGAAGCAAGGCTTATGCAAGATTTTAAAACAATGGCTGGTGGAAAATATCCTGAAGATAGTTTTGCAGTTTTGACTGATGCAATTGAAAAAAGTGGTATTAGTGCAAAAGAATTACGTTATAATGTTGAAAATTATGAAAAATTAATAAAAGATATGTATGATAATATGGCTACCATAGAGAATGGTGGTGATTATTTGGGTAATTTTTATGGTGTGCCTGTATATAGTAAAGATTTGGGGTCTATGCGTGGTGTAACATATACTGTAAATCCTGGTCGTGATGATAGGTATATGTATATAGAATTGAATAAGAAAAATTTATTTGGCCCAGGTTTTGAAGACCCAAGATGGTCACGGGCAGCACTATATCATGAATTTGGGCATGTATTAGAAGAAATATTTGGTATATCAAATCTTTCTGGGTATAGTTCTGATAGTGCAACCGTAGAATCATATTGGGCGCATATGCAAGAAGTTTTAGCCAATTATTTGGGTGGAAGAACAAATGAAAACTGGATAGACCCTTTGATACAATATATAAATGAGATGCTTGCATTAGAAGCGGCGGATAACCCTAGCTCAAAAGTACCCGGATGGTATGCAAACGGAACAAGCGGTGCTGAAAAGGGCTGGGCCGTTGTAGGGGAACGTGGGCCTGAATTGGTATATATGCATGGTGGTGAAGTTGTTGTTCCAAATCATGCATTAAAGGGTTATGCAGAAGGTGCTGGCACAGATTCATTTGATTTACTTTTAGAAGCATTAAAGAAATTAGTTGATGATTTTTCTGTTGTTATTGAAAAATTCGAGAAGGATAATCCACAAATAATTCCTGCTGAAGTGAATGCTCCCTCAGAACCAGTGGATAATAGTTTTCTTAAAAAGACAATGGAATTGTTGGATAGGATTGGGGCTAGCATTGCTGTTGGGGTGCAAGGCAAGGGTGGGGCAGAACTTTTTAAAGGTGCGGGTAGTGATATTTTAACGCCTTTATTGGGCACATTTGGAGAAATGTTCACAAGTATTTCTGGAATAATGGAGTTATTTTCACCATTACAAACAATTCTTAGTGGATTTATGGAATTATTGGGGCCTGCGGTAGAAAAAGCGATTGCACCATTAATAGATTCATTGAAAATTGTTGGAAAAATATTTGCTACTATTTTTATTCCTGTAATAGAAGTACTTGGAGAAGCTTTTGAATGGTTGCATGATAAGGTTTTTGTACCTGTTGGGAATGCAATCATTGATTTGATGAATGGTGTAATTGCTGTAATTAATCAATTACCTTTTGTAGAAATAGCATATATTGAACATATAGAAACAATGGAAGGAATGGTAACAGCTGAACAGCGTTTTGCAAAGATTCAAACACAATTTAATGATACAATTGGTTATTTGAATAGTAAATTAAAAGAGGAAGTAAATAAGCAATTAGACACTTATAGGGTTATGTACGAAAATGGCTTAATTACGGCGAGTGCATATCAAGATAAAATTATTGAGTTAAATAAATATAATCTTGAAGAACAAAATATTCCAGAAGAATATAGAAATTTTAGTAATATTGAAGATATAGCAACAGTTTTAGCTGATTTGACTGCTATAAAAGAAGTATTTGAATCTGGTACTTTAAGTGAAGAAGAGCAAACAAATATATTAAAAGAGTTGGGATTTGATGAGACTATTCCCAATGCAATAAATATTACGAATGAACTTTTACAGGAAATTAAAGATATATTGGCAGGGAATGCTTCCGCAGAAGAAAAAGCCAGTGAAGTACCACCCCCGCCTCCACCACCGCCACCGCCACCTCCTGAACCCAAACGCGAATCAGCTGCTGAAAAAGCACAGGCTGCTAGGCTAGAGAGGGAAGCGCGTGACCGTGAGCGTGAAGCCGCTAGAGCGGAAAGGGCACAGGCGGCGGATAATGCACGATATATAGCACAAGCAGAAAAATATGCAAGGGAAAGGAATAAGGCTGTACCTGCTCCAGGGGCAAGAAGGGGCGGTGGATATGAAATTTTAGCTGAAGGCACTGCGTTTGTTCCTTTCACTGGGCCTGCTTTTATTCATCAAGGTGAAGCTGTAATACCCCGTACATTTGCTGATTCTTTACGTTCTGGGGATATTATTTTGACAAAGAAAAATAGTAATTCTGGAACTAATATTAATGTGGTAGTGAATGTAAATGGTTCTGTGCAAAAGGAAAATGATTTGGCGGTAACTATTTCTAAGAATATTAAGAAACAATTAGTTAGGGGCTATGTATGAAAATAGGGCATGTATATTTGGATTATGGAGATGGATGGAAAGATTATTCTCAGTATGTTCTTGATGATGTAACATATACTGAACGGATGTCTTCTGATACTTATACATATGCCCAAAATGTTGCAAATTTTAAGTTATTGATTGGGAATGAACCTGAGATTCCCGATGATCCTGCGGGAATCGCCTATCGAAATGTTCCTGGCTGGACAACGGGGGTTGATGGATGGACTGGCAATACTGGTGCAACCTTATCGATTGAAAGTGGCGCATTAAAAGTTGTACAAAGTGGAAATGCTAATGGTGCTTCCTGGTATAGACCAATTTCAAATTATGTTGGCAAGAATGCTGTACTAAAAATAAAAAGCCTTAATAAAATTACTAATGTACGGTATTATAATGGTACTACTACTATTTCTTATTCTTCTGCAATAAAACAGGATGATTATAACTGGGTAGTGTATTTTAATAATATTCAAACAACTGATCCTAATTTATATTTTTATGTAAATTTGGGTTCTGCTTCCGAAACAGTTTGGGTCAGTGAAATTTATATCGGCACTGGTTCCTGGCTTTCTAATTATGATATTTTGAAATCTGTCAATAACATTAAAGTACAAATAACTGATACTTATAATATTGTAAAATTTACTGGTATTATAGAACATATTCCTTCATTGGAATATGATGGGATTTATGAAAATAATGTACTTGCAATTGAGGCAGTGGATTCTATTAATAAGTTAGATATTGCCTATGAAGATACCGATGACCCAGCAAATGATTTAGTAATGTTTAATGCAAAAATAATGGATTCGACAACACCTGCTAATTCTATTATACATCAAATGTTGTATCGTGGTGGATTTACTGATGAAGATATTGCTTCGGATACAATTAATGTAACTGTTTCTGGTTTTGTATCTGATGATACATCATCTATTATTTCTCAAATTGATACATTGTTGCGTGAATATGGTTATGTGGCACGTATGAATTATGAGAATAAATTTTCTCCTATGAAATGGTTATATCAGCCCGAAAACCTTGTTTTTGTTGCTACTTTGGATGAGGAATTAATTACAAATAAGATTTCTATTAGTGTGAATAAAAGAGAATATGAAGGTGTAAAATTACAGTATTATGAAAATGCATGGAAAGATGATGTTTTATTATATCGTGAAAATCTTCCAATAGATAGTTCTACTGGTGCGTTTACTGGTTATTTTATTCCGAGTGGTACATATTATCCTATAGAAGCAAATGTTCTTGTCAGTGGGCTTCTTACTATTGTATATCAAGAATATACTGATAATGCAATTAAAGCTTTAACGAATGAAGCAATTGTTAATAATTTAGATTATGATCCACGTACTGCATTACAGGCTTTTAAGTCTGATTATAGTTCTATTATTGCTACATCTGGGCATTATTTAACGACAAGTGGTACGAATATAACATTAGTAAGTGGTATTTTTTATAATAAAAAAGCACATATTTTACACAAAGCATCCGACACTGAAAATGGAATGCTGTATGTAATGAATATATATGGGGATGTTTTATATAAAAAAGCAGAACAAACTATTGAATTGAAAGCAGTTCCAACAACAAGAAAATATATTACATATACATCAAAATATTTAGATAATTATGATAATGCATATAAATTTGCAAATGGTTTGCTGAATATGTATTATAATGGAAATGAAAGTTATACATTTGAATCTGATGTAGAATATTCTGTTGGTAGTTTTGTGAAATTAAAACTGAAGAATTTTGATGAAGTAATTTGTATCATTCTTCAAAAAAGTTTTGATAATACTACACAATTATTTACATATATATGTAAGAGTTATATTACTGATTCTCATATTTTAAATAGAAAATCCGTAAAGAATATTTCTGATATTGCGTATAGAGATGATATTATTTCTGGGGTGAGGGCATATTATAATTTAGATGAATTATTGAATACGATTACTTCTGATTCAATTATTTCTATTACTGAAAAACCTTCAGTGCTTTTGGAATGGAATAGAATTGTTGCTGATTATCCACTTGTAAGAGCAAGGGCTATTGCATTAGGGCTTCCTGCAACGGATACAAAGATTGTTGATTTTGATAATGCCTATAATGCATTGAATACATATTTAAATGTATCGCCTGGTATTTTGGTTGATATGACACAACCATCAAATATTGTAAAGACTGAGTTTGTTTTGAAATTTGCAGATTATACAACTACACGTGAAGCAATTGAATCCGGTACAAATAGAATAGAAAAAGCACTTAATTCTCTCACCGACCCCGTCGATTTCAACGGGCAGTATGGAATTTACATGGGCGTCAGGTATAAAGGTGTAATGCCGAATACCTGG